ACGGCTGTAGCGAGGGCTACATATGAGAACCCGGAGACGTTTGAGGAGGAAAGCCACTTCTACTGTGAGGAGCATTTAAAGAAGATTAAGATGGGGGTTCAGGAAGTAAAGGTAGTGGAGTTATGAAAAGGAAACTTACTTATAAGCAGGAGCTTGTGGTAAGGGACGTGACCGAGAAAGTAAATCAGGGAAAGAGCATGGATATCCTCGGCTCTACAGAGAAGTTCTACAATGCAAAGAACAGGAAGTCAGCCAGTTCTCTGGTTGCAAAGAACATGAGAAACCCCACCTTTAGAGAAGCCCTAATAGATTCTTTAGTGGAGAAGAAGATCTTAGGTGCAAACTCAAAGACAGAGCAGGTACTTTTAGAGGGGCTTGAAGCCGAAACAAAAGAAGGAGACATCGCTTATGAGACCAGACTAAAGTATGTTCAGGAGATAAATAAAGTAGCTGGGGTATATGCGCCCGAGGTGAAAAAGACTTTGAATCTTAATACAGATATGAGTGAGAAAGAACTGGATCAAAAGATTAAGGAGCTACAAGAACAGCTGGAGTGATATAATAAAGTTATGTTTTGCACTAAATGTGAAACCCCATTAGTAGAACTACCCATCTTTAATAATTCTGATGATGGAAACTACCCGCCCTCTCTCTTGTTTTGTCCAAACGAGAAGTGCGAGAGGCACGGGCTTTTGACAGTTACATTTAAGAGTGTTTTCAAGGAGAAAAATGATAATATACAACCCGAAGGAAAGTAAAGTAGAGTTTTGTTATGACAACAAACTTTATGTTGTGGAACCTAAGAGCTGCACCGACAATTTACCAGAGCATATAGCTAAACATGCTTTAGATAGGGTGCATGGGGGCTTGGTGCCTTACGATGTCTCTGTAGACCAGGAAATGATGTCTTCGGAAATAAATTATAAATCAATGCCTTGGAGAAAACTTGTGTCTTTAGCTGCTGCCAGGGGGGTATTTAAGCCGGGGGCCTCTAAGGATTTTGTAATAGAGTCTTTGGAGGAATATGATAAATCGCAAGGAAGAACTGTACAAAGCCCTACTTCTTAAAAAGAAGGAACAGGGCTTAAAAGACTTATATTTTTTCAATAAATATATCCTGGAAGCTGACCCTAATAGAAGAAAATTTCTTGTAGACCACGTTCATGGAGAATGGACAGACTGGTATCAAAACTCCACCAAGCGAATAAAGATGATTCTTGTTCCGAGAGCCTGTTTTAAGTCCACGTTTTTTACTGTAGGTAGAACCATTCAATCCATCTGTCAGAATAGAAACGAACGAATACTTATAGCTAACGCCACCCTAGATAACTCTAAGAAGTTTGTAGGGGAGATAAAGGAGCATCTTAGAAGAAACGAAGAGTTAAAAAAACTATATGGTGAGTTCTACGAACCAAAATTGAGGTGGAACGAAGACGGGTTTGATGTGATGGGAAAGGGACTTGGGATCCCCCAGGCAACGGTAACTGCTATCGGTGTTGGTGGAAACCTGGTTTCGCAACATTTTACCAAGATAATCGCAGACGACCTTATGAACGATGTTAATTCTTCTTCACGTTATCAGACGGAGAAGGTTATAGACTGGTGGAAAAGAGCCTTCTCCCTATTGGATTATGATGGGGAGATGTTGATAATTGGCACTCGTTGGTCTAACTATGACCTATACGCCTACGTTTTAGATAAGTTAGGAGAACAAGCGGATGTTTATATCAGAAGCGCCATCAATGAAGATAAGTCTTTGTACTTTCCTGAGTTATTAAGCGAAGAGAAGTTGGCAGAATTGAGGGGGTTGCAGGGTAGCTACATCTACTCATGTTTTTACCTTAATAATCCTGTTGACGAGGACTCGGCTATAATAAAGAGAAGCCAACTAAACTATTACGGTAAGGGGGAGGTTAACCAGCTGCCCGGAAATCTTAATGTGTTTGCGGTCTGCGATCCTGCGGTTAGCCAATCAGCTTCCTCAGACGAGTCATCTATAATAGTAGTAGGTGTAGATGTAGACGATAATTGGTGGGTGCTAGAAACCCGTAGTGGTCAATGGACAACAGGGGAATTGATAGAACAGTTGTTTGCTGTTAAGTTGCAATGGAATCCGATCACCATGACGCTCGAAGTAATAGGGCAAGCACAGGGGATAATGCTTTCCATCCATAATGAAGAGGACAGAAGAAAGATTTACCTTCCATTAGTGGAAATAACCTCCAGAGGAGATATAAAAAAGTCTATTCGTATTAGGTCGGTTCTTCAACCACGCTTTGAAAGAGGTAAGGTTTTCATTCAAAGAGAGATGTTTGATTTAGAGGATCAACTTGTAAGGTTTCCTCATTGTAAAAGAGACGACATGATAGATGCGCTGACCGATGTAGAAGATATAGCTTATGCGTCAGAGTCTCCAGACACACCCTACAAGCCCTCAGGAAGCTCCCTGCAAGACATTTTATTAAGAGATAAGATGAACCCCCCAACATATGACGATCCGTTTCTTGGAGACATGTTTTAATGGTATAATTTACCTATGCAAACAGCTTTACTTGCAGTAATTGTTTTTCAATTTATCTACATTTTCTATTCCGATATCCAAAACAGGAAAGAGAGGGCCGATTTTCAAATTAAGTGGATGGCTAAAGACCTCCAGGAATATCAATCGGTTACAGAAAAGACAGAGGATGTTGTTTCCGAGAGGATAGAAGACCCCTATATTTCTATAGACGATGCTAATGTAGATCAGATATTAAAGGCTAAGGAGAAAGCATGATTTTTATTGGAGAGAAAGAGTGGGACAAGGCTAAAGACGAGGAAAAGATTTCCTATTGCGAATCTTTACTGGAAGACACTAAGAAGTCCAGGGAGCAGATGGATCTTGAGTGGTATCAAAACTACCAGTTTGAGCAGGGAAACCACTACATGGCAATTAATACGGTCACGGGATCTCTTGAAGTGAACCCCCCAAGGAGACGTGGAGAAGTAAGAATGGTTGTAAATAAAATCCGTTCCTCCAAAAGAGCTATTCAGAACTATGTAACACGATCCCAACCCAAGTGGGAAATAGTACCAGGAGATACAGATGAGGAAACAATCAAAAATGCTAGAAGAATAGGCAAGACAATGGACTATCTTTATAGGAGACTACATCTGGAGCAGACAGTCTTTGGTATTGTAGATACGGGACTATCGCATTCCGTAGGGGTTGTAGAGGTAGACTGGGATGAAGAAGCCGAGGGAGGGGTTGGTCAGGTAAGGATAAGGCTTCACGACCCCTTTGATGTGTGGATTGATAAGAGAGCAACCCTTTATGCTGGTAGACTTGTATCAAGATTTGTGGCAAAAACAGTTGTTAAGTCTGTGGATGAGGTTAAATCAGATAAGAAATATGACGAGAGGGCTAGAAAAAAGGTAGAACCAGACGAGGAACTGGCCGCATCACGTCTAAAAGCCAAGATTATTCGTAAGGAGATTGGTTCTGATGATGAACACACCATTCCAAGAACCACAATTAAGGAGTTTTTCCTCTGGGATGACGAGAAGAACTCTAAAAAAGGACATATTAAGCTTTTTACTTACGCAGGGAATCAGATTTTAAGAGAAGAAGATCTAGAAAACACAGAATACCCTATTTATATATTCCAAATCCAGATGAACCCTCTAAGAGTCTATCAAAGAGCGTGGGTTACAGATTCAATTCCCTTAAATAAGGCTATAGATAGGGCTGTATCGCAAAAGTTGATGTACATGAATCAGGCTTTAGTGTACAGAATCATAGCAGAGAAGGGACACGGAGCTATGGTGGTGTCGAATGAGATGGGGGAGGTTTTAGAAGTTAATAAAGGGAGAGCTTTCCAACAAATGACTATGAACCCAATCCCTCAAGGGTACGACTCTGTGTCCACCGAGTTCAGCTCCTTCTTAGAAGATATGATGGGGGCACACGACGCCGCACTTGGAAGGATTCCTTCAGGAGCAAGATCTGGAGACACTTTAGAGGCTATTCAAGCAGCAGACGCCAACAATTTAGTCGGGTTGACGGCCTCGTTAGAGTCTTTCTTATCTGTTATAGGCGAGAGAATCCTGAATATTATAGCCAATAAGTATCAAACATCTAGGATTGTGAAGATTTCAGAACCGGAAGAAGGTCAGGAATATTTGAAAGTAATAGGGCAGGGATCTAAACAGAGGCCGGGGGGGTCTACAGTAATAACTGAAGATAACGAGGTTATTGTGAAGATCGGATCTTGGCTAGGACACACGATGGAGGCTAAGAGAGATACCCTTCTAAAGCTAGGAGAAATGGGGGTTTTACCCGCAGAGGAAATTTTAAGACAGTTTGAGTTTCCTAACGTAGAGGATTTGTCATCCAAGGCCAGAGATCAAAGACTTGAGCAAGGACAGATGGATTTAGCCGTAGCCGGCCATGCCCAAGGAGGGCAGCAGTCCCAAGGAGGGCAACCACAGACCAATAGCATGACAGAGTTAGCGGACAAAGAAGACCAACAGATGATAAGTGGTAAGGCCGTTCCTTCTACAGAGGGAGCAGATTTAGGTCATACTCAAACCCACAAAGACTTTACCAAGACACAGCTATTTTCTGGAGCGTCTCCAGAAGTGAAGCAACTCATTATTAACCATATAAATGGAGAGCTTCAAATTAATGGGGCGGCATGAAATTAAGTGGCAACAGGATAAAAACAAGTGGGGGTAAGGTGCTACACTTTGAATCCAAAACTAAAAGGGATAATTGGGAACGTGTGGCCCAAGCGTACAAACACGGTTGGAGACCACATAAATAGTATTGACACAACCTACCCAATGTACTGTATAATAAATAACGACTAAGCGAAAGCAGTCAACTATGAATGATTTAACCGAAGACCAAGTCCAAACGGACTCGACAGAGCAAACCGAAGAAGGACAGTCAGAAGCAACAAGTGAACAGGTCGTAGAGACGCCCAAGGGGTATAAAGTTGATTTCCCGGATGGTACATCTAGGGAAATGACACCAGACGAACTATACGAACACTATCAAAAGATAGGTCCTGAATTCACAAGAAGGTCTCAGGAACTCGCAGACTATAAGAGGCGAGAATCCGAGACAGAAGCTAGGAATAAGAGAACAGCCGATGAGGCGGTGGCTCAGAACAAGCTTTTAGAAGGTGTTGATCCGACTGTGCGGGATGCTATAGTTCAAATTGTATCCCCAGTTATACAAGAAGCTATTGGTCAGAGAGATAAGGCCGAAGAGCAGAAAAGAAACAACGAGGCTTTTGGTAAAAGATTAACGGAACTTGAGAAGAAGTATCCTGGTGGAAACGGGATGCCAAAGTTTGATAGACTTGTGGTGCTTAGGCAGATGCAAGATCCCTCAAATGAAATCTACGATCCAGAAGCTTTATATCAAAGAATGAACTGGGATGCCTGGATGGATGCACAAATTAAAGCGGCCATGAAAGGCAAGTCTAACGGAGTACAGACGGAAAATACAAGCACGGAACCCCCAAGAAAACCAGGGGAGTCCAAAGAACCTTCCACATGGAGCGAAGCCTCCAAGCGAGCCATGAGTAGACTCTAATTCCTATTTTTGAACAGGTACATATTTAGCCTAACGAGAGTAGGTGATTAGTAATGGCGCAAACTTTAACTAATTTTGATGAAGCACTAAAAAACGACTATCTTCCTGTTGTAAGAAAACAGTTGAATAATGCCACTTATCTTCTCTCCAGGTTGCAGAGAAACGAAAGAGATGTTACAGGTAAAAGATGGCAGATGACTACGCACACAACCAGAAACTCTGGTGTTGGTGCCGGTTCTGAAACAGGCCTTCCAACAGCGGGTAATCAGGTGTATGCAAACCCTTACGGTACAGTGAAGTTCAATCGTGCGAGAATCCAGGTTTCTGGACCTTCAATCGAGGCTTCTAAGGATGACAAGGGCGCAATCATAAGAGTACTAGAGTCAGAAGTTCAGGGTGCTACAGATGACCTAAGAAAAGAAGTGAACTATCAGTTCTTTAATGATGGTACTGCTGTAAGAGCACTAATTAACGGAGATCCTGGAACAGAAGTTACCTTGACAGATCCTTCTACAGGAGATATCACTACTTTAGGGTCTGGTGCAGATCTGGGAGGTTTAACTATCACGTCTGTAGATTCTTCTACAGCGGTCACTTTGTCTGCTGCAGCTAATGCTGATGTTGCGGATAATGACTGGGTGGTTAGACACGGTGCAAGAGTAGTTGGTGGGGGAGTTTTAACTACCAACACTTCTTATGAGATGATGGGAATAAAGGGTATTATAGATGATGGAACTTATGTGGACACGCTCCACGCAATTTCCAGAACCTCATATCCCTATTGGAAGTGCTCTACGAGCTCAACCGACAGTAATGGCGGAACTCTTAGAGACATGACACTTCCGTTGATTCAGACACAGGTTTCTGCGGTTGAAGCTAATGGTGGAAAAGTAAACTTGATAATCTCCGACCACGCTACAAGAGACGCTTATGCGGCTTTAGTGGTTGCTGATAAGAGATATGTCAACACCATGAAGTTAGACGGCGGTTTCACAGGTCTTGAGTACAACAGTACTCCTTGGGTTGCAGAGGCGGATTGTTCTCCTAATACTGTCTATTTTGTTGATACAGACCATTTGCAGATAATGCAGATGAGCGACTGGAACTGGATGGATAGAGACGGAGCAGTTCTTTCCAGAGTAT